CCTGCTCCACCGAGAGAAGTTGAGAATGAATCTAATTGTGTTAGACCATCTTTGTCCTTCTTACGTTGGATAGCATTTTGCCCTAATTGGCCAATTTGCGACAATACATTGCTTGCTAATCGACGGTATACACGGTCAGTTACGATGGTTTGAATACCTGTAACTGTTGGTGTAAGGGTCAATAGCGAGTCTGACATTTGTTGTGGATTGTCAAGGGTTGCAGTTTCAGCTACACCTGTTGCGGTGAGCTTGTCCAAACGAACCTCGTTCCATCCAGTACCACTGTTCTCGGCTAAAGTAACCTTGTCTACGACAGCATCGCTAGTCATTGTTCCTTCATATTCACGAACAATTCTAGCAGCAGCTATAACTGTAGGAAGGCTGTCAGCCAGATTAGTAGTAGTAGTGTTACCTGTGGTAGCCACTATATAGCTCCTATCTTATTCCTAAATGTTGCATTACACGCTGTTTGTCATCAGCGGAAATGTTGCGACCTTCTCCGTATGCACGAACAAGATCATCTAACGTCGGCGTTGAACCTGCTCGACTTGCAGATCCGCTACCAGCAGCACGTTTCCTTTCGGCTGTTTTGCTGGCTGCCTCCGTTTCATTTAACTGCTGTCGAGTCCAGTCGAGAACATGCTGAACGGCACGAATTGGTGAGCCTGTTGAAACGCCTTCCGACCAAACGGAAGCTGGTATATTTTCAGGGTCATAGCCCAAATCTTTGGCCTGACGCATTACTTCTGTTGTGGCTTCATTCCACAAAGTAACAGTTGCGTCATCTGCTTCAGGAGATCCTTGCTGGTCAGTAATTGATGCAGGACTTTCAAGTGCTTTCAATCGACGCTCCAACGCATTTTCGCGCATAGCGAGTTTCATTTCGTCATCGATTAAATCAGAACTTGCAATTAGTTCCTGCAAAGCATTATTACTTTCCTCAAGTTGTTCAATGCGAGACTGTAAAACAGTGCTGGCATCGTTCTGAGAAAGTTTGTCAACTGTAGATTGGAAATGCTGAATACGTCCAAGCTGACTTGAAACATCGTGCTTCAACGAATCCAATTCTTTAGCTGCGCCCTCAATCTGAGAAAGCCGTTCGACAAGTTCAGCTATATCAGGTTGAGCCTCATCTTCAACAACATCTTCGGAAGCCTCAGCAGGATCGAAACCGTCTGTTGGTATTTCGACATCTTCCGCTGCCTCTGATGTTTCTTGTTCAAGAATTTCATTTACCATAATTTATCTCCAACTGGCATTGCTGCGAGTTACTACACCCTGCCGAATGGGAGGGCTTTACTATATTTTATAGTTAATAATATTTTTAGCAATAGGTTACGACAAATATCCATTTTCCATTAAAGCCTTTTCAACTTCAGGATTCTTTCTTCTCATGCGCTTTCGATATATGTCGGTTCTCCTATCTATTCTGTTTCGTATAGTTTTTAACAACGTTAGTTTTCGTATATTGTTATCATTTTTTGCCTGAACTATTTCTTCTAATAAACCATTGTATGTACCTACATTACGCCCTGCTGCTTTAGTAACAACTTTTGAAAATTCATCGAACGCTTTATCCTTTTGATTCCAATAATTGAAACCATCCATTTCTATAGAACGTATTGTATTTTTATTATCAAAAAACCACTCAACACTTGGATTACCTCTAAATACTACACGCTCATTTAAAAACTCTTGTGCGCGATCAGGAGGCCCATAAACACCAGAAGCAATGTCGTTTTCCAACTTAGATATTTCAGACTCAATAGTATCCCAATCTAATACTTGAGTTAAGGGATCTCTTGCACTATCAAGAATATTATAATACTGAGCTAGAACAGCTTTTGGAGTTCCAGAAGTAGGAGGATCGTACTCTACACCCAAATCTTCTTCCTTTAACCTTCCAGCTAAAGAATGTCTTTCTGCCAGTGCATCCATAATTTTTCTAAATTCGTATCGATTACCATCTATTTGTAATTTTTCTAAAGCCTGTTGTTGTTCATCTTTAAGTTTTGCCTGATCATCATTTCGCCACCGAGCCATTTTCCCTTCAGGGCTTTTGTTGTAACGATTCGATGCCTCAAGGCGAGCAACTACTTCAGGATTTTCTTCATCTATAGCAGCTCGCTCTTGTGGGGTAAGTTCGGCATAAGGCCTGTAGCCCAATTCCTTTTTTGAACGCGCAATCATATCCAGTTCTTCAAATGGAGTAACAGGATTTTCTTTCATACCAGAAGCAGAAAATACTGCACCTACTCCGCCTTGTATTAGAGCTTCAGATAAACTGCCTGTTGCAGCAAATGCGTCTGTTCCTTCTTCAATTCCAACAGTAGCAGAAAACGGAACAACTTGACTTAGTTGACCTTCTGCTGAAAAGAAATCTCTACCAGTGAACGTTTCGCCCAAAATCATATTAGTAAGATAGCTTACGCCAGGTGAACCTTTTGTCCTTGTTGCGTAAGTCATGTAATCCATAAAAGCCCCTTGTTTTTCTTCTGGGAGTTTTTCAGCCATGCTCGCAGCACCAAGAGTTAAACGTACTAATGAATCGTAAGGGCCCCAAATATTAACATCTCTGCCACCTAACCTCATTGTTCCAAAGTTAGGATTCATTTTCAATTCGCCTTTTTCTAAAGCGTCACCATCAAAGACAGATAATACATCAGCAGGATCTCTATCTGTAATTAAAGCATAGGCAGCAAGCGTAGTTGTTCCTCCTGCTATCATATTTGTTACATATTTTCTTGCTAAGTCACCTTCTATAGTTCCATCGCTTGCTAAATTCCCTATGGTTTCAAACATTGAACGATAGAAATTTGGAGCAAACAAATATGCGCGTTCTCTGTCTCCTGCTTTTGCACTAGCAATACCAGTAGCTCTATCGACAGCGCGACCTATTTCACGTAAAGCTTTATCATCTAGTAAATTTGCACTTTTACCAACAGATAAACCTTTTTTTCTAGCTGCACTTTCTAAAGCTGCTGAATAAACCTCTACTGCATCGTAAAACATAGTCATACGATTTCTATTACCAATCATCGCGAAGTTTCTATTGAATGGAGCAGTACCTTTTTTCAATGCTTTTTTGAGAGTGCCCTCACCCCCACTAACAATAAATTCTTTCATAGCGTACGGCTCAACTGGATTGACACCTGTTACATACTTAGCAGCACCTTCAAAAAATTGGTTGTATGTTTTTGAATCTGGGTTAGTATCGTACCCACCCCTCCATTGAGCAGATTCGAAAAACTCATTGACACGAGTTTGCTTTCCAAGATTAGAATCTTTTACAGCTGATCCCATATTTTTCCAAAACCCAATAGGATTATTCCACATTGCTATAGCATTGGTTACAAGTCCACCGCTTATATCAAGAGTAGACCTTAATGGCACTATTTCTTTATTGACTTTATTAAGTGCAGCTACCAAACTATCATCCCATCCGCCTTTTGTATCTGGAGTAAATGCCTTTACTATATCTCTAGCTATATTTTCTTGAAAACGTGCTTCTTCTGATGCTGCATCTACAAATGGTCGAAATTGTGGATTTTCTAGCAAGAAAAGATGTTGATCAACATCACTCAATTCTTCAAAATCAGTAGCTTGCTGTAAACGTTTTTTTGATTTTATATAACTTTGATCTTTGTAACCATCTGATCTAAAAGGCGCTCTTTTCCATCTTTTATCTTTACCTATAGCATCGTTTACTGAACGCATAACATTCATTCGAGTTTCGTAATTCAAAACACCAGTCGCAGTATCATCAGCAAAAGCAGCAATAGCCTTACCTACTTCATAATTTGTAATATCTTTAGCTGCGTCATCTGCAAAATGTGAAAGTGCCTCGACAGGATCTTCATATTTTCTTCCTTCAAGACCTAAAGCCTCAACGCCCTCACGGAATGTTTTATAATCTCTAGCGTTATCTTTATTCATGTATAGGTATTTTTTTGCAGAATCTATATTCTTGCCTTTGTACAGAGGGACATCCTCAAAGATTGCGAATCGAGGAACATAAGATTGACCTTCTGCAAGATCGCTTAATTGGCCTTCTGTTTTATTCAGTATACCAATACTGTGCATTTGTTTTTCTGCTTCGATGGAAGTGAATCCTTTTCGTAGATTACTCAATGACTCATAAAGATCTGGATCAACTTCCATTATTTGATTTTTATATCTACTATCTAAAAATTCTAGTACATCACCTAATGCTGCTGGCTTTTCTGGATTACCGTAATCTCTAATAACGATTCCATCTTTATTTTTAAATACTCGGTTACCATAACTATCTTTTTCAGTAGCATACTTACTGATTCTTTCGTTAGAACTATCTGCAACACCTTTCATAGTTGTACGCAAGTTATTAGCCTGCAACTCTAAAGCCTCAACTAAACCGCGAGCACCTTTGAAAAGTGATCCCCTTGTAGGCTTAATACCCACCGCCGCTAAATCTCTGACATTTATAGCATCTGCATCTTTATACGTCACTGACATAATTTGTTGAGGGTTTTCTTTTCTTCTTTTCGCTTGTGCAGCAACTCGTGCTGCTAATGTTGCACTTTCTATATCGCCTTCGATAATTTCTTCGGCTATCCTTCGAGCTTCAGCTTGAGGGCCAGAACCAGGTTCACCAAACAATGTTCGCCCTATTCCAGTTTTTTGGGCTTGACCTAATCCTTTTAATCCAATGCCAACACCTGCAAGCTGTGTCCAAGCAGGTAAATCTAAAGCCTTTTGTGCAGATTCAGCACCAGCAAATAGCGCAGTTTCAGCACCGACACGCTGTGCAAAGTTACCTTTTTGAATTAATGGAGATGTTAATGCTCTCGTTGTTCCTGCTGCTGCACGACCAGCAGCCCCAAATCTAGCCAATCCACCTACTGAAGATCCAATAGCACCTCCAAACCCACCTGTTAGTAATGTTAATGGCGATGCACCTACATCAAAAGCAAGTCCTAAAAATCCACCAACAGTAGGAATATCCTCTAAACCTTCACGTATATAAGTTCCAAGATTGCCACCTGGTACAAGATTGAGAAATTCTTCACCACTGAGCAATGGAGACAGTGCGCCACCAACATTCTGCATAGCACTTACAAATCCTGACGGAGGGCCTTGCTGGGTCTGGCTTCTTTGTAAAGCCAGTGCCTGCTGTTGCTTCATATACTTTTCAACATCACTCATAGGAACAGTTGAAGTTCTAGGCGATCTTATATTTGTGCGACCTAAACTTTGCTGTGGGAATACATCTGTAAAACCTGTTAACGGATTACGTGTTGCCATTAAAACCGCCTACGCCCACGACGTGTACCAGTCGGCCCAAATCGTTGCATGACCGCTTGTTCCACATCTCCTAGTGATACATTTCTAGTAGCCAATCTTGTGCGTAATTCTTCTCTTTCATCAGGAGTCAAAGAGCTGAGTTGGCCAGGTGACATTAAAGGAAAACCAAATTGCATTGGCATTGGCGAGAATCCCTGTGCAACTCTCGACACTCTAGGAGTACCAAAACGCTCTGCCTGTTGAATAATATCTTGTTGAGTTAAGTTTC